TTAAATGTACCTGCACCTACTACTGTGACTGTAGAAGCAAACGTAGCTGCACCTCCAACTGATGCTGTACTTTGTAGATGTGCTGCTCCGACTACTGTGACTGTACTCTTAAGTAAAGCTGCTCCTTCTATTGAGGTTGCACCTGCTACTCTAACTGTACTTAGAAATCCTGCTGCTCCTGTTATAGTAGCTGTACCTAAAAGATTTACTGCACCACCTACACTTAAAGTAGATGCAAGGCTTACGGCTCCTCCAACTGTAACTGTACCACTAAGGTTTGTATTACCACTTACTGATACATCATCCTTAAAGGTAGCTGCTCCTACAACATTGAAAGGTCCACTTACAGATACACTTCCACCTGCATGTATAAATCCTTCAACAGATATATTAGTAGCTGTTCCTAACTCAGCTTCGACATTGCTAAGATTAGAACCATCACCGTAGAAATAAGTTGCTGTTACATTACCATTTACATTTACATTAGCACTTACAGATACGTTACTATTAAATACTGCTGTTCCACCTACTGATACATTACCTGTTACATCTAAGTTTCCACTAACTGATACGTCATCATTAAATTCTGCTTTGCCTGTAAATGTACCTGCACCTGTTACAGCCAATGTTCCTCCAAGAGATACATTACCTTCTACAGATACATCACCTTTAACAGCTAAGTCACCACTAACTGATACGTCATCCTTGAATGTTCCTGCTCCAACTACGGTAACAGTTGAGCTAAATGTAGCTGCTCCAGTATTAATCAGAGTTCCACCTACAGATGCGTTTGTTGCAACATTAAGATCTCCACTAACTGATACGTCTGCTTCAAATACTGCATTGCCTGTTACTGTGACTACTCCATCTATAAAAGCATTTGTTATTGATATACTTCCACCAATAGAAGCTGTAAGTCCTGAAAGGTTTGAGCCATCTCCAAAGAAAGCTGAAGCACATACTTTATCTTGTACAGAAAGATTACCAGATACTCCAAGATTACCACTAATCTGTGCTGCATTAGTTGCTATCTTAATAGCTGTCTGAGTACCATCTGCTGTTTGTATACCTACAAGAGAAGTAGTAACACCTGTACCTGTCGTACTTGCATTAACAGTCAATAAAGATCTGTATGTATTAGATATAAGTTTCCCGTTAAAATCTGTCATATTGCATCCCATGTTCTATTTGCAAGTTGCCAATTTGTATTCCCTTTAATAGGAGCAAGAGTTGTAGGATCTACTGTAATCCATTCTGCATATTTATCCCATGTTATTCCTCTTCCACCATCATCAGGTCTAGGATTCATAACTCTAGGATTATCTTTTACATTTGGAACTTTGTTTAATGGACTGTTCTTTAAATCATATTGTCCTTCAAAGTCTTCAGGACAAACCAAAAGACCATAACTATTCATTCTCATTACTCTATGTGGATAAGTAAATCCACACACATCGCACATTGCTAAAGTTTTATTATTTACTGCCATTAGTTATAAAATGTTAATCTAGGTAATAGATATAGAGAAGCTCTTTCTCTATCTTCTTCCATTGCTCTAGCTAACATATCCTCGTAGTTTTGTTTAAGCATTGCTATTCTTGTATCTGCTACCAGTGGACGCTTCATAGACATAAAGTAAGCTAGTCCCATTGTCAAACATGGTAGAAATCTTTTAGGTAGATCAGCATTCTGATCAGCAGACTTATTGACATCCTGCATCTCACTGACTATCTCTAACTGTAGAGTATCTGTAGAGTTCTCTGGGATAGGCCAGACTGATAGTACAGGATTGTCTCTACTTCTACGTATACTATACTGAGTAGGTCTGCCTGTCTGAGTAGGTGATGGTATAAGGAGATACTCTTCTGGAGTAATTCTGGTAAGCTGTATGTCTGAGTTACTTCTTCGTAAGACTACCTCAAGAGCATTGATTGTACTACTATCTAAGTTATAAGAAGTAACACTGGTAGATAATGTAATACTGCTGGTATTGGTTGTCCATAGAAGTATCCCTCTGTTCTGCCAATCCTTAAGCATAAGGTTAATAGAACGTCTAGCAGAAGCAGGTTCATGACCTAGAGTATCTTCTCCACCAATCATCTCACTTGCTTCTTGAATTACTTCATCTATATCTAAGTTGAAGTTATATGTACCTGATGTAGCCATTATGTTCTATACCTTCTTGTCTTTCTTGCTATCTTCTTAGGTTGTCTAACAAACTGCTTACCTTTTCTAGTTCCTGCTCTTTTTGCTCTTGTTGTTGCAGCATACTCTTTAGAAGATAAAGATTTGATTGCTTTCTCTGGGAGATATCTTTCACCTGTCTTTCCAGAAGGTTTACCTGACTTTGTTCTCCACTTCTGTTTGCTCCATTTAGATAGCTTGTTACTTTTTTTCTTTGTACCTTTGTATGTACCACCTGCACCTTTATAGTATTTAACTGCTAACTGCATTGCTCTTGCTGAATGTTTACCACCCATCTTAGCTTTTGCTCTTGCTTTAGCAGCAGCCCATTTCTTAGGATCACGTTTAGTTGCTACAGCCATACTAACCCCAATCAGTTTTAGGTGAACACTTTTCACACCTACATGTTTTACAAACTTCTACTTTAGTTCCACCTATGCCAGATAAAGTTTGAGAAATAGTCTGACTTAGTGGATTACCACAATGAGAGTCATGACCACAGTTTCTACACTTTGTCATCGGCCTACTTTTTTCATAGCAGCTTTATGGGCTGTTGAAAATGTCTTACCCTTCTTCATCTCACTTCGCATAAAAGACATATGCTTTGCAGTGTGATGAACTGAGTGTTTCTTTAAAGTATCAGTCTGACGCTTCGTCAGCTTCTTCAACGACTTCTTCTTCTTCAACAATTTCTTCTTCCTTTTCAACTGGAGCTTCTACCTTATCTTCACTCTGTTGTGCTAAGAAATCTTTAACACTGTCAACATATATTAGTCCACCAGTTTTCTTATCCCATACTCTTTTTTGTCGCTTCATTTAACATCTCCATCGTTTTCTAGCTTGTCTAAGTCTGCTATTAGGATTCTTAGCAGCCTTGGGAAATTTCTTCATTTGACCTGCTGATCTAGCACAGTAACTCTTACGTCTTGATGCTCTCTTACCAGTAGGCTTCTTCTCAGTTACAGCAGTCTTTAAT